AGCACCGTGGCTATTCAGAACGCACCGAGGTCACAGGGGATGACGGCGGGCCGATTGTCATCAAATGGCCAGGTGATGACGAATGACAGCGCGCATCGTGCACCTGCCAGCACTGCACGCGGGCCAGGCCGAGGTAGCGCGCTCGAAAGCGCGATTCCGCGTCGTGGCCGCTGGCCGTCGCTGGCGCAAATCCAGCCTGGGCGCGGTCGAATGCCTGGTGACCGCGCAACGTGGCGGGCATGCCTGGTGGGTCGGTCCGACGTTTCCCATCGCGTCTATCGGCTGGGGCATGATCCGCAGCCTGGCCGTGCAGCTACCTGGCGTGCAAATCGCTGAGGGAGACCGCATCGCGACATTCCCAGGCGGCGGCTGGGCACAGGTCAAAAGCGCGTCTGACCCAGACTCATTGCGCGGCCAGGGGCTCGACCTGGTGGTGCCCGACGAGGCGGCCTTCATTCAGGAACGCGCCTGGACAGAAGCGCTGCGGCCTGCGCTGGCAGACCGTCAGGGGCGCGCGCTTTTCCTGTCAACGCCGAAAGGGCGCAACTGGTTCTACCGGCTGTGGTTGGCAGGCCAGGACGGGCGTGCCGACTGGCAATCCTGGCAGTTCCCAACCTCATCGAATCCGTTCATTGCCCCCGCCGAGATTGAGGCCGCGCGCATAGCCATGCCGGAGCGCGTATTCCTACAAGAGTTCGAGGCACAATTTCTTGACGACGCGGGCGCGGTTTTTCGCCGCGTGGCCGAGGCGACCGAACGCACGTTGCCGCTCACGGGCAGCGTGGCAGTGGGTGTGGACTGGGGCAAGGTCGATGATTTTACGGTCCTCACGGCGGCGGATAGCGGAGGCCAGGTGCTCGAACAGGACGCGTTCAACCAAATCGACTACGCTGTGCAGCGCGAGCGCCTCAAGGCGTTCTGTGACCGGCACCACGCTACGCGCGTGCTAGTCGAAACGAATAGCATCGGTGAGCCGATTCGAGAACAGTTGTGGCGCGACGGATTGCCGGTTGAGGGATTCACCACGACAGCGCAGAGCAAAGCACAGATCATCGAGGCGCTGACGCTGGCATTCGAGCGCAACGAGATAGCGCTGCCGCCCGACCGCGCGCTGCTGAATGAATTGCAGGCATTCGAGATGTCCAGGCTGCCAGCGGGTGCAGTGCGCTACGCAGCCCCGGCGGGCATCCATGATGATCGCGTCATGTCGCTGGCGTTTGCCTGGCACGCGATCCGGCACCGCGTGGTTGACGGCGCGCTCATGGTGTAAAATGGGCTCGCAGTGAGCGCAGTGCAGGTATGATTCAGGTATGGGAAAGCGCCTCTGCGGGCATTCTAGAGGCATGTGTGGAAAAAGAAGACCGTTATAGTCAACTCTTACTTGACACTTTGTAATAACGGTAAACTGAGGCATTATGGTCAATCGAGCACTTGACAGTCATACCAGAATTGCAGTTATACAAGACATAAACAAGCCTCTAGGAAGCCTCAGGGCGTGCCGTTATAGGTCTATGAATACTATAGTACCTGTGGAATCATGACAATATGAGAATGATTGACAGACTATCAGCGGCATATCGCGCGTTCGTGCTCGGCCCGGCGGTCGTGCCGTCCTGGGCGGTATCGTCCGCGTTCGGCCAGGTTGCCTCGGACGACGTAAACTACGGCGATTATGTCGTGACCTCGAACGCGGTCTACACCTGCGTGACATTGCGCGCAGAATTGCTCGCGTCGCTTCCGCTCAGACTCTATCGCGTCACGCAGAGTGGACAGCAGACCGAAATCACCGGCGGCGACCTAGGCACGCTGCTTGCGTCGCCAAATCCGTGGTGGACGCAGTCGCGGTTGCTGTCCATGACGGAAATGTCGCTGGGGCTTTGGGGCAAGGCGTTTTGGTTCCTCGAACGTGGCGCGAGCGGGAAGGGCCGGGCGCGGGCCATCTACTGGGCGCGCGGCGACTGCGTCACGGTGGTTCCCGACGCGACGGGGTACGTGCGAGAGTTCGTGTACCGACCAACCTGGGGCGCGGCTGAACTGCATTTTTCGCCGGCCGAGACGCTCTGGCTGCGCTACCCGAATCCGCTTGACGAGTTCGATGGGTTGTCGCCCATGCGCGCCGCGCGTCTGGCTGCGGACACGGCCAGTGCCGCGATGAAATCAAACAAGGCCATTTTCGACAATGGCATGCAACCTGGTGGATTCATTCTGCCACCGGCGGGACAAACGTGGACGCGCGAGCAGGCTGAGCAGCTAGAACAGTCGCTGTCGCAACGGTTCCGCGGCCAGGACAAGCGTCACCGCTGGGCGGTACTGCGCACGGAACTGAATATGCAGCCCGCGCCGGTGTCGCCGAAAGATGCCGAGTTCCTGGGCGCGATGGGCTGGGCGCTGGAGGACGTGTGCCGCGCCTACAAGGTGCCGCTAGATCTGATCGGGGGGCAGCGCACATACGAGAACGTGAACGCGGCGATGAAGGCGCTCTGGACACAATGCATTTTGCCGGAGGCTGATTTCATCGCCTCGGAAATCACGTTGCAATTGCTACCGATTTTCGGCGGCGTTGACCTGGCTGAGTTCGACCACTCGAAAATCGACGTGTTGCAGGAAGACCGGTCGGAGATCGTGCAACAAATGCAGACATTGCACGCGATGGGCGTACCGTTGAATGCACTGCTGAGCGAGTTCCAGCCGACGCTGTTGCCGGATTCGGGCGCGTATCCCTGGGGCGACGTGTGGTGGGCTCCGGTTTCAGTCATGCCGGCAGGCGCGACACCGCCTGCATTGCCAGCGGCGGAAACCGAGCAGGTACCCACCGTGGCAGCGACCACGGCAACGCACGCACGCGGCGGGGGGTGCGAGTATGGCAGCGACGAGCACCGGCGGCTGTGGCAGCGATTCGTACGGCGCACGGATGCGTATGTCGGCAAAATGCAGGCCGTGGTTGTCGATCACTTCACACGTGAGCGAGATTCGATCATTGGCAAACTGAAAGCGCGCGTGCCCCGGGGCACGTATAAACGCGATTTGCTCGGCGACGTGTTCGACGTGGTGGCGTGGGCTGCGCTATTTCGTGATGCGGTGAAACCGGTGCTGCGCATGGTCGTACGCGACGCGGGCGCGAACGCGCTCGATGATCTGGGACTGCTCATGGCGTTCGACGTTGACGCGCCCGCGGTGCGGGCATTCATTGCAGCACGGGCTCAGCGGTTTGTCGAGTTCGTTGAGGCGACCACGTGGGAGCAGTTGAAAGCGGCATTCGTGGCACACCCCGAGGCGGGCATTCCTGAACTGGCAGAGATCGTCGAGCAGGTTATGGGCGACCGCATCCGTTCCAGCGCTGAAACTATCGCGCGGACTGAGGTCATCGGCGGCGCGAACGGCGGCACGCTCGAGGCGTGGCTGCAGAGCGAGGTCGTGAGGGGCAAACGGTGGCTGTCTACGCTCGATGACCGGACACGTGATACACACGCCGAGGCGCACGGCCAGGAGGTTGGCATTCGAGACGATTTTCAGGTGGGCGGCGCGCGTGGCCCCATGCCGGGACAGATGGGCGCGCCCGAAGAGGACTGCAATTGCCGGTGCACCGCTACGGCGGTGCTGGATATGGGAGGGTAGAATGGCGAACCGAGGTTGGATTGACGCGGCCAAACGCTGGCCGGATGGGATCGGGACGTACCTAGTGTGCGTCGCGGGCTGTGTCGTGTGCGCCACGTGGTGTGGCGGCGGAATCTGGTTGCGCGACGGTGCGGCGCTGAATGTCTCGCACTGGCAGCCGCTGCCCGAACCTCCGGCGCGAAACGAGTGGGAGGTACAGAATGCCGTACACAATAGCTAAGAACGGGCCAAAAGAGACGCCGTTTTGCGTCTACAAGGCTGACGAGGCGGGCGAGCCAACCGGCGAAACGCTGGGCTGCCACGCGACGCAGGAAGAGGCCGGGGCACAGATCGGCGCGGTCGAGCAGGCTGAAAAAGAGGCCAGCACACAGAGTGCTGAGCCGCGCGCATTCTACATGCGCGCCTATATGCAGCGCGCGGCGGAGAGTGAGAAACCGGCTGAGGCGGGCACGCCACTGCGGTTCGTCGCGTCGACTGAGGGCAAAAAGCGCGACGGACTCGACCTGAAAGCCGAGGACTGGCGGACGCAAAACTACGCGCGCAACCCCGTGGTGCTCTGGGCACATGACTACCTCGGGACACGGTTGCCCATCGGACGCGCGGCGGTCAGTGTGAAGGACAAAACGATGCTGGCTGACGTGACGTTCGACCAGGGCGACGAATTCGCACGGCAGGTCGAGGACAAATACCGGCGCGGATTCCTGAATGCCGTTTCGGTCGGTTGGGGCGACAACGCAGACGAGACGCGCGACCTGCTCGACATTTCCGCTGTGCCCGTGCCGGCGGATCCGAACGCATTGCTGCTCAGACAGCGCACTGCGCTATCTGAGTTGTCCAGAGCAATTGACAGCGCCGTCGAGGGGGGCGTGGAAACGCGCTCTCAGGGCGACGTTGAAAATGCGCGCGCAGGCGCGAAAATGTCGGCGCGAGACCTGGAACGGTTCGAGCAAGCGCTAGATATTCTGCAGGAACTGTACGAATCACAGCAACGACCCGTACCGGAAGCCTCGAGGTATT